TGTACACTTGCACTTTCGGGGTAAGCAGTCTTGTTTTGTATTTCTTTAATTCTTTCTGTTGTCATTTCTCTTTGGTGTTAAAGGTTTCAGTTATTAAGTAATCCTTAACAACTCATTTGGTGTTAAAGGTTTCATTAAAGACACAAAACACTATCGTTCTGTATCATTATTGGTTTCTAATTTCTGAAGTGTATCCTTTAGTATCACATTCCAAGTAAACTTATCCTTGTCAGCGTTCCAAAGTTTCTCGTACATCCCTAGTAGTACCTCTCTATTTGTCATATGTTTTTTTTTAATCGTAAGGTTATAGCCTTACCAAAATCAAATCTCGTGAGGTTATACCCTTACTTTGTGTACCACTTTGGTACGCATTACTCTTCTCTATGTTCTTCTATCACCCATTTCAGTTGAGCGAGTTCTTGTGTTGTTAGGGTGTTAATCATCTCGACCCTTTCTTGTAGTGCGGAAAACAACTCACTGGTTTGTGGGTCGGCATCAACTGTCCCTAGGGGTTTTCTGATCATGAACTCGATTTTCTTTTCGAGGGTGTTCATGAGTTTTTTGATGTCGTGTTTGTACAGTGCGGTCCCTTTGAAGTCGTCCATGGCATCGAGTGATGCTTGGTAGAGGACGAGTAGTTTCACGGCGTTTTGGAATACTTTGAAGTCTTTCTCTTTTGACATAGTATTTAATTTAATTGGTTAGCATTCGTGAGCGCATGCTTCGGTGCATGCTTCGCAGCAGTCGCATAGTGTCTCTATATCTTGCTCGTGCTTTTCTCTATATGGGCATGAGTGTTTAAATTCGGTAGACCCGCAACTACACATCCCGGTTGTTATCTTGTATGTCATAATCGTCCCAATATAGGAAGATGTATCGAGGGTCTCTACTTTGAAAACCTTTCTGCGAATCCTCCTCCGTAGTCTTTTTCTTCTGATATTTCTCCACTGCTCTTTAGGTCTTTGACCATTTGTTCTAGTCGTTGTCTTTCTATGATCAGTTCTTTACAGTCTACTGCGGTTTGTTTTATGGACTGTAGTTCGGCCTTTCGTTGTGTCCCTCCTAGATCGGGGTCTATGGGCTTACGTATTTCGCCGATCATATTCTCGATTGCTACCTCCATGCTCTTCATTAGTTTTTGGGAGGCTTCTATGGTTGTGAATTCTTTTTTAGCCATATACCAGTTCTAGATCAGACATACGCATTCTCCAGTAGGGCTTCCCTTCGATTTGAATTTCGTAGTCGGAATGTTTTGAGAATCTTACGCGGTCTCCTTTGCGGAGTCCGTTCTCGACCATTTCGGAGGTTAGGAAGGTAACGACGCCGTCGGTGGCCAGTTCTTCGTCGAAGCTCACGATTTCTAGTAGGTCGCTCTTTAGTTTTTTCTCGGGGCGTATAGGTTCTAGCAGGACCCAATTAGATAGTGGGTGTATGTTTCCTTGCTGATCCTTGTAGGCGAATGCTTGAGAGTTGATGCTGTCGGTCGGGTGGTATTTTACCTGGTATATGTCTTCCCCGTCGTATTTTATTTGTTGTGCTTTTTCTACTACTACGTGGTGGTGGAAGTATATGGTGTCTCCCTTATTGAATGGGCAGTCATACTTTATGGGTGTGCTTACAACCTCCCCTTCCATAACTCTATGGGCGAACTCGTCGAACTTTGTTTCTAGGTAGAGTTCTTCGTTGTTGACATTGATGGTGTCCTTGAATCGCTTGGGTATGCGCACAAGGATTGTGGTCATTGTTTTCATTAGAAGTTTAAATTATATTCAACTATGACGGGCAGTCCTTCGATTACTTTCCAGAGCATTACTCCGTCGTCTGATGTTAAATATATTAAATATCTTCTAATATTGTGTTTTATTAAATACTTTTCATCAACAACGATATTGTCGATGGTCATCTTCCCTATAGACATTCCTGTATAGTATGCCATGGCGTCTTTTGGGTTTACGCCTACGATAATCTTTCTGATCATTTTATTTAATTTATTCTATCTATCCACCAGTCGATGGTCCCTTCATCGGGTCTGTTTTTAATTTCTTCAGCGATCATGTTGTCGAGGAAGTCCAGTCCTGTGACCATCACTTCATCGGAGGGTGCTAGTGCGTCGTATATGGCTTCTATCTGGTTATTTTCTTTATTGTATACTCCGGCCATGGCAATGAACACCACTTCATCTTGCAATTCTAAAAGTTCTGCGGTTGCGCGCAGGGAGGAGAGTATGTCGTTGCACAGTTCTAAAAATTCTTGTTTACTACTTTGATTCTCCTCCATTTTCTTGTAGTTTAGTCGCTATAGCAAATATATTATTTTAATGAATAAGAGTGTAGAGGTTCTTTACGACTATAGGAATTTCGTTCAGGAGTTTGAGATTACTCAAAGCCGTGAGCGTAGGAACATCATTTACAAGTATGCATATATAAATGCGTTAAAGCCTTTCTTGGGATGCAGTGATGCGGGCCATGTCATCGGGTGTAACCACGCTACCATCCTGCATGCTTGGCGCGCTCATGAGACGAACATGCGTTATTCTAGGGACCGGTTGGAGTATGCTGATATCTATGAGATGTGTGTCAACCGCATCAGTAACAGTATTGGGGATGATTGTGACCCATTGTTCTTCTACACGAAGGGTGAGGTTATACGTATGTATCGATCATTAGAAAAGAAATACGAGGGTTATGCCAAGGAGCCATATATCGAGTTCGAAGAAATTTCGGGAGTTTAGTAGGCTCCCTGATCGCTACTTGGGTCATAATGGGTTCAAGAATTCTTCTTTGGTCTACCGTAAGATGAGGTCTAAATATGGGCTTGCCCGCCCGGAGTTAGACTTCATGCTCTTTATTTACGACCTTGAGTTCTTCACCATCGATTATATCTGCCAGGCGTATGAGCAGTCAAAGAAGCAACTCCCCATCAAGGTGTTGTACCCACTTCAGCGTCGTGGCTATATCTATAAGCACTTTGACAAACTCACTTCAAAGAAGGACCCCGCGGATCAGATGTTTCATAGTGAGACCAAGTTTAACTATCGTGTGCGCTATGCCCTTTCCCAAAAGGGGAGGTTGATGGTACAACGCTTTTACAACGAGCTATGACCTCACTAGAGATTCCACAGTCCCTAAAAGAATTTTGTTGGGACATCCTCAAAAACCACAGCCTAGGCAAGAGGCATTCCTTCAACGGAAGTAAGGAGGATCAGTACATCGGATTGTTAGGGGAATACATGACCGCTCTTATTCTTGAACTCCCGGTAGAATTCATAGAGGGATTTGACGGAGGTTACGACCTCCTCTATAAAGGGTATAAGATCGACGTTAAGACCATGGGGAGAACAGTTGATCCCAAGCCTCACTATGTAAACAACTTCCTAGGATACCAAGAAGATCTAGATTGCGATATCCTCATGTTCACCTCCATAAACAAGAAGACCTCCACCTACACCTTGTGCGGATGGATATTCAAATCCGAATTCCTGGAAAAAGCAAAATACTTCCCCATAGGAGCAAAAAGAAAAAGAGACGATGGATCAGAACTTACCGTTCAAGCTCCCCTCTACGAAATAACCAATAACCAATTAAGAACAGTTCAAACAAACAATATCAAGTCTCCAGACTCAACATCATCCCAGAACTCACAGTAGCATTGCTCCTGATCCATGCAATCACACATGATTAATCCCCCCATTAAAAATTAGACATAGTACCCCCTAATTCAACTTCAAATCAAGATTGCAATCTACATTCTTGATGTATGCGGTTGCCCCTCAAAGGCAAACCGCCTATCTCTCGATCTAGAAGATAAGCAAAGTTACAACTTATTTTTGATTAAATCAAGTCCTAAATGAGACAAAGTTTAAAGGCAACTGCCCCATAAAACCTAAAGGAACAGTTTAACACAAGGAGGGAAAACCCTTGAAAACCAATGAGTTACACCACAAAGTTAAAGTATCACTTTAAGTCAAGAAAACAACCTGGAAATATAGAGCGTGGGGATTATACGCTATATGACAGCGTGAGCGAGAGAGAACCAAAACGATAATCCAAACCCACCCCCCAAGCCAATCCATCCGAATCCGAAAAACATTTGGCGTTTTACCTCAACCCACTCAAGATCAGGAGACTAAACCCGCACGCCTACACCATCAAGATAAACATCAAGACCTAATCGATTGCTAACGAGACAATTGCGCGACTCGCGTTCGCACCCATAGATGGTTGAC